ATTGCTCTACTCATAATACATAACCTCTGGTGTTCATACCGACCTTATGATGAGGTCGAGAGAGAGAGTAGGTCGATATGAACGGGAACTATTTTGTAACCTCATTTTTACTAGCCATTATAACAGACTAAACAAGACTTGTCAAGTACTTTATACGCCAGATGCACTACCTGGTGCTTGTGGGTATTTTGGTGCTTCTTCAACCATGAAATTTTCATCCCATTTAAAAGCCTCTCTTACTACATCTTTCGATAAACCTTTATATACTTGATGTAATTTTTTATCTTTTGCATCACACAATAATTGTGCTTCACTTTCATGAAGACCTTCACACATTTGAATAAACATGTTTTCTTTTTGTGCCTGTGATGTGTCATTGTCTGCACCTTTTACAAAATGCCATAATTTTCTTGCTTCACTTTGAAGAACAGTATGTTCTGTTCCTATAGGTGCATCATTTTTTTTGTATGGTACTTCACCTGTTGGTATCACCCATTCTATTTTTGGGTCAAAAGATGCTTTCAATACCATTCTTAGTGAACTTGAATCGTTCACTATGAGTATTGCTACTTTCTCTGATTTTGTTTTCGCCTTATGTACTTTATCAAGTACCTCTGAAAACAATGGTGTAAAATTGCCTTGTCTTGCCATTTTAAAATTCTCCAATTTGTTCAGTTAGACTTTTCAGTCTTTTATCTATAAAATAATTTAATAGTTTACTTCTGTCACCACAAGTAGCACTCTTAAAATCATCTAAGATATCGCCTTCTAATTCCTCTGGTATATTATCCAAATTAATTAGTTTGTCATTCCTTTGATAATTTCTTTTCACTTCATCATTTAAATCATCAATGTCTTGAGCCAATATACTCTGCATCTTTTTAGATGTCAAGGGTCTTTGCCTTAAATCATCTGTAAAAGTATGGTCGGGTGATAGTACATTTGGAATACCATCTGACTTGTCACCTTTTAGTATATGTTCTTTTATATATACAACCGCGTCAATGCCATTTACATGTTTTTTAGTAATCGGACTGTATTGTCTTACATTGTCATATTTTTGTAATTGTATAAAGTCTTTATCACCTGATACAATCATGATTTTTTCACTTTGATAATGTTTACATAGTGTTGCAATTACATCATCTGCTTCTGCCCCATAAGTTTCTACAACTTTGTAGGGTAGAAATTCTTTTATCTCATCTTTAATCTGATTCAGAACTCCAAAAATACTATCCCAATCTTTGCCATCTGCCTCTCTACTTTTCCTACGACTATGTTTATATTGTGGAAATATTTCTCTACGCCAATATGCCCTTGAATCGTAAGTGAGAACTACTTCACCATATTTTTCATTAAACATAGTACGATACATTCTTAAAGAATTTAATATCATATGTCTAACCATTTCTTCATCCAACTCACCTTTATTCATATGCAAGTGCATCATTAAAGATGCTAAAGAGATTTGATTCATATCTACTAATACCATATTAAATTCCTAGTTTAGAAAGGGTGACCCGAAAGTCACCCCACTAATTCTTAAATAATTAAGAAGCGTATCCTACGCCGTTACCATAAAGTGCTTTGATTCCAGCAGCCACGATAGTTTTATCTGCTCTGCCGTTCATCAATACTGCACCTACACCAGCATTAATAATTGCTTGTGTTGGTTCACCCATACGATATGATGTTCCATCAGCAGTTTTGTTGATGTATATCATATAACCTTGACTTCTTAGTTTATCCACCATTGCTTGTGGTGAAGTTAGGTCAAATGTGTTTCTTAATTGTGTCCAAGTAAGTGTCTTACCTGATTCGAACGCATTAATTACTCTTTGTGTTTTTGATAGTTTCTTTCTACCCATATTATAATCTCCTATGATTATTGTTGTTTGTAACTAAGTTAGAGCCTCGTATAGTCATATCGGCTATTACATTATTGTAATTCGTTTTAATCTTTGTCTTCATCTTCATCATCTTTTTTATCGTGAATTTTTTTACTTCTCATTTCGTGTAAAGAACCAGTATTTTTATCATCTTTCCATTCTGTAATTTTATCTGGGTCTGTTTCTAACTCTACATCTGATTCAAATGATATTTCAATATCTTCTTTTATTTCTTCAGCCATATCAACTAAGTCTGCTAGTAATGGTGCATCAAACTTTGAATAATGTAAATCTACACCATCTTCATTTCTAGTTTTATCTGGTGTCATTATATTATCAATAAGGCCTTGTACAATATGTGGTAATTTTTCCTGTCTTGCCATAGTACCTTTAATTACTTCTGATAAAAATCCAATGTCTAAAATAAACTTTTCATCTCCGATATCATAACCATTTTCTGATAAAGTATGAATTAATTGTACCATAATATTTTCAGTTATAATATCAATTCTAGCAAGTTTTTCTTGCATTTTAAGTGTAGTATTATTCTTTTCTAATGCCTTTGAGTATTTTTCCTTAATCCATTCACCATTATTTTCAACTGGTTCATTACCCCAAGGGCCAACTACTACATTTGTTTTATCATCTTTTTTATCTGTCATGATATAATCTTTTTCTCAACTGGTACAATTGCACCTACATAATTTAAATAATTATCTCTAATTTCTGACTTAGGTTCATTAACTGTGATTATATTTTCTTCTTTAATATCAAATTCTTCATTTTCTGCAAATGGAATAAATGGTGAGAAGTATAATTTACTTTCTTGACCTGAACTCTGATTTTGTTGCATCGGTATAAGCACAAAAGGTTTTTTTATTGTAGTAACTGATTTACCCCCATTGTCTGCATAATCTTGATTAGTTACTTCTGCTACAATGTCTTCGCCTGTAGTGAGGCGTAATAATTTTACATCTGTCATTTTTACCTTCCTGTTTTCTTTCTATAATTTTTATTGTAATTGTGTACCCCAGGTGTTTCTCTAAGTTTCCTTAACCATCTTTGTCTACCTGCAGACTTAGCCAATCTATTCTTTTCACTTTTCTTAGTGTAGAATTGTCTTTCGTTTGCTTCGTTTAGAACTCCAGCTTTAAGAACTTTCTTTTTAAAAATTCTTAATGCTTTAGATATATCATCACCGTGAACTTTAACACCTAACCCAGATACTTTTTCCTCTGGTTGTTTTTTCTTAAAGTTTCTTTTCTGTTCGTAATTATGAACAGAAAATTTTTGTCTAGGTTTACTTGAACTTCCTTTCAATTACATTTCTCCATTTATATCTTTATACAACTGGTCTGTCATTTCATATATGACTGCCAGTGCATCATACTTGTCTTCTAATCCTATAATACTTAATGTATCTTTATTAGTTTCTAGAATCTCTAGTGCATCATCTTCTGATATGTCACCACCTACTAGTTTGTTGGCTGTGACTGATAATATGTTATCAGCCTCATCCATTAAAAAATCTTTTACTCTTGCCATTATGCAGCCTCCAACATAACCAATGGTACTCTATATGTTCTACCATTATCCATATCAACTACGGCATTCTTTTGTAAAACTTTCCTTACTGTACCTGGTGTTTTCTTTGTTTTTTGTACCATGAAAACTTTCGTTCCTGGTTTAAATAACATCTTTCCATTCATGACCATTAGCTCACGAGCAAAAACTACGACATTATTCAACCCAGAATTGTCTAGTTTTTTCATTTCATTCATTAGTGTTTTATTCATATTTGACCTCTCATGTCATTTTTTATCATATATAGCAAGTATAACAGGTCCATACAGAACTTGTCAAGGGTTATTTTAATACTTTGAATTTGACTTATGTCCTTGTTGGTCTAGGGGTTTTTCCCAATATTCTTTATCAAATAAAGGGTGATTCCAATACTCTCTTATATGAGAATAATTCTCATCTAGATATATCATATTAATCCATACATTAGGAAATTGTCCTCTCTCATCCATACATTGTATGTGGTACTCAATTTCATCAAAAGTTTGTTCTAATTTAAATTGTCTGTTTTTACTCATATTTTCTCTCTTTTTTTAGTTACATGGCCATTATGACAGGTCATACAACTATTGTCAATGGTTAATTTAGAGTATATTAGAGTTTACTTATATGAGAATCATTCTCATTTAGAGGGTTTGTAGATAGTGATTAATTCTTCTTTTCCTTTGACTTTGATTTTATCAACTTCTACAGATTTGATGGTTTTGAGTTTTTCCATAGTATAGGAAGAATAGAGGGTAGATACGATACCACCATTTTTCTCTTTGTAGTTTCTTGTAGCTGCCTCTAGTCTAGCGGCAAGATTGACGGCATCTCCAATGACTGAATAATCGAATCTAGTATCACTACCCATATTACCAACTATGCATGTGCCTGTATTGACACCAGAACCTATATTGATATCTGGTAGTCCTCTTTCTTTGAAGTCTTGTTTTAGTCTTTCTGTTTCTTCTGCACATTCAATAGCAGTCTTGACTGCCATCTCTGCATGGTCTTCACAATCAAGTGGTGCATTCCAAAATGCCATAATACAATCACCCATGTACTTATCAACTGTTCCACCATTCTCTAAAACAATCTTAGTCATACGATTCAGATAGTCATTGATAACTTCAACTAATCCCTCTGGGTCATCTTTGTTTTTATAGTATTCTGATATTGGTGTAAATCCTACAATGTCCATAAACAGAAAACTCATCTCTCTCCTTTCACCACCTAGTTTTAATTTACTTGGGTCTTTCTGTAACTCTGCAACTTGTCTTGGGTCTAGATAAGTTTCGAATTGTTTTCTTATTTGTTGTTTTAATCTAAACTCTAAAATGAATCTGTTAAAAATACTATGCATACCAACTATGGTGATTACAATAATTATCCAACTGACATCTGATAATATTAAATGTTGATTAAACAAATAATAAGAACCATAGACACTCATTCCATAAAGTGATAGTAAACTTAAACCAACAAACCAATAAGGTGTAAATCTTGCAATCAGTATAACTAGAATACCTAATACAAAAGATAAAACTAATTCTAGAAATGAACTTACATCATAACGATTAATTTGTTTACCATCTATCATAGTTTGTAATGTAGATGCCGATAACATATAATCATATTGTTCACCAACTGGTGTTG